AAGCCATTAACAATAACAATAATTGTTATGTGCAACAAATTGAATTGATGGTCGGCAACATTATTGATATAAAAAAAGATTTTTTAGAATTGAATAATTCAACAATCAGAGGATTAAAAGTACATAACATTTTTGGTGATGATTTTATAAAAAATGAAAGAATAAATCAAATTGCTTGTTATTTAGGTATGACTGAATATATAAAAAAAAATATCACTGTACACAATCCAAATAAAAAAACTAACTATTTAAATGAACCTATATTTTTAAGTTATATTATTGAAGCAATTCATGGTGATCAAACTAATGTTCTAACAATTTTAAAAAATTTAACTAACGATAGTTTAATATTTTATTGGGCTTTTAGTATTTCAATCTATGTTTGTACTGATTCTGTCAAAGAATGGTTTCAGCAAAATTTTTATAGATTTTATAATAAACTAGTTTCTAAATCACATATTTCAATTTAAAATTGATATGAATAATAATAACTCCATCTCATATTATACAATAGTTGAAAATTTTTTATGTATTTTCTTTCAATAATTGTTTTATTTAGTTGTATGGTATATATTTGATTTTTAATAATATAATCATCTAATAAGCTATATTCATAACAATTTTCAGTAAAGAGTTTTATTAATAATTTATATAAATATTTTTCATTATATCTATCGAAAATATTTAATACATCATAAATATTTTTAAATAATTCTGTTACATCAATATTTTCCTTCATATATATGTTATCGCCAACTATACCAGAATTTATTAAATTTATTTGTAATTTTTGTTTAGTTTTAACACTTTTATTTATAATGTCCAATAATTGATAGTACTCTTTTCTAATGTCATCTACTTTAATTTTTTTTATTTCAGAAATTAATTCATTTATTTTCTTTTTTAATTCATCTTTATTATTAAATTTATAAAATGGATAATCAAAATTAGTTATTTCAAAATCAAAACCTAATTTCATATAAAATGTTTTATTGTGTTCAATTAATTTTATAAATGATAAATCTAATTCTCTACCATGACAATTGATACTGGCACCATCAAATAAAAATGTTTTTTTGACACCAAGTTTTTTGTTTATTTCCAAACATATTTTAACCATGTTTGTTCCACTTATTTCGTCAGTTTTGTGAATGTTAGAAATATATGAATTATTATTTAATTTATTTTCAAAAATATCAAAAAAATTTATTTTGAATGGAAGTAATGATGTTGACCTATTTGACAAATCATAATCTATGGTATGAAAAGTTAAATTTGATGGCAATGTTTCTTTATAGAAAGATACATTAATCGTGTAATCATTCCATTTAATATCAAAATTAGAACCATATAATTTATGTAATTTATTTAAATTTTTTTGTAAATCATCATCAAAATCATAACTTTTTGTCAAGTCAAATATTGGTTTTTTTCCACCATAATACATAATTTTGTACATTATATATATTTGGATATATTTTATTGAATAATATTTAGTTTATTTTTGTATTTTTTAATTTTGATATATTTATTGTTTCAAATTGTGTCTTTTGTAAGACTTTCAATCAAAATATCATAACTTGAAAACCTTTTTCGAATAATTCATTAAATAATTTTATCCAATGAAATTTTACCTAAAAATAGTTTAAAGTTGTGTCACAATATTTTTATGAATGAAAGCTGGTTTAGAAATTTTAACTCATAAATGTTCAATTGATAATACGTTGATAAAAACAAATGAATTCATTTTACCAAAAAACATTGAATTAAACAAAATTAAATTAAAATTAAAACCAACAAATAAAATAAACAATAAAATTATTTTTGAAATATCAAATATTTACGAAATAAAAAATTTATATTTCTCAGAAAAAAGTTTTGAAAAATGTACTATATGTCTAGATGGTGAAACAATTATTTTAGATTACGATTACAATGAAATTATAAACGAATACAATAACACTCCAAAAAAATTAAATTTTTGGTTTACGATGGAAAATAGTTTTTTACCAAAAAAAAAAAATATTAAGATTGAGATTATTTTAAAAAATGCAAGTGATGATGATGAGTTATTGATCGAAATGCTAAATTACAGTCGAATTTATAATAATTTATATTTTATGATTCAAGAACATCAAGTTTATGAATTTAATTTATCACATGGAATAAATAAAGTAAAACTAAAATTGTTTTCCATAATAAAAGAATTGTATTTTATATGCACAGATGAAAATAATAGCAAAGGGAATTTTGTTGATACATTAACTTTATTTTTGAATGGACATAGATGGATGGAAAAATTAGATAAAGAATTCATGCTAACAATAAATCAAATTCAAAAAAATAAAATAATAAAAAATCTATATTATCTACCATTTTTTTTACAAAAAGATAAATTTAATACCATTGGAATTTTAAATGGACATATGGATGATATAACTGCATGTTTTACAACAAATAGATCATGTAAAATTAAAATAATTGCTGTCAATCATAACATAAGTTATTTGAGTAATCATATATTTATAAAAAGATATAGTTCAAATTAAAATGATTTTTAGAAAATCACAAAAAATTTATGAATTAACAATAAAAACCAATAAAATTTAATATAAAGATGATTATTTTAAATTCAAATTTATTTTTGATTCATGTATTGACAAAGAACAAATATTGACTACTATAAATAATATTTGTCGTCTTCGCGAATCAAAACTCAAATTTCTAGAAAAATTATGTTTGAAATATAATTGGAAAATTGATGAAAATTCGTATTACTACTGTTAACATACAATGGAAATATTAAATATGTAAATATTAATTTAAATAATGAATTTGGTAATCTGCACAAACTAGAATCTAAAATACAAAATAAATTAAACAAACATTTGCTAAAAAAATCTTATTTAAAACAAATTAAAAGTATATCCATTTTAGTTAAAGACTATTCAAAAAGAAATATTTGATTTGCACGACATTCAAATATCGATAATTTATCTTGACAAAAAAATAATAGTGATGGCACAACTTTATGTTTGACTTGGAAAAAAATTGAACATAAATAATCAACGACAATAATCAAATATATGTTTTATTTAGGTAGTTATCAAAACAATTATGATGAAATAGAAAATTTTAGTTTCATTTTTAAAGTTGATATTGTGGATGATCTAAAAGATCGTGTCAAAGTTAAAATTATTGATATTTTATATACAAGTAGTGATTTTAATTATTGGAATACCACAAATTATACAGGATTTTATGGTGATCAAAAAATAAAAAATAACGACATGATGATATTTTATTCTGATGAAGAAGGTATATATAATAAAATACAATTAGCAAAAAGAATAAGATGTAATTTTATTGATACACCTTATTTATATGATCATAAAGATAAATTAATATGCTTAGAATCGTTGAAGATTATACAAGATAATTTTATTAAAAATACCAAATGGTTATCTGAACCTTAATAAAATCACTTAATTTTTTAACTATTTTTGACAAATATTTTAAGTAAATTTGTATTTTAAGTTACTTAATTTACAAATTTACTATCAACTGAAACAATTGTAAATTTTGAAAATACAAATATTTTAAGTGATATAGTGTCGTCTGTTAATATTTGTAAATTAAGTAAAAAATAATAAATTTATTGTGGGAGAGAGGGAGTTAATTTTTATAGTGAATTATAATATAATTATTTCAAGATCTCTTTTTCTTGCTTGTCTAATTGTGCTCCATGTACCAGAACGCAATTGTTCTTTGTTTTTGTCGATAGGACATGCTATTAATATCGATGAATTTTTTATTATGTCTAAATTTCTTTACAAATATGGTTTTTTTTCCATAATCATATCACCTTGATTAAAGCCTCTTAATTTTGGATCATTTGGTGGAAAAACATAAATTTGAATTTTCTTATTTACATGTACACAAAGATTATGAAAATCTGTATCTGATCCTACACAATCACCATGAGATACAATTAAATTATTATATTTGTCAAGTATTGAAATTATTTGTGTTTTTTGTTCAAAGGTTAATCCATAACGATTACCTGTAAAACCAATTTTTATTAATTCTTCCATATTATATATATATATATATTTCTATTTGATTTTTTTGTCAATTTTTTAATAAGAAGATCAATAAAACAAATCATAAAATATGTTAAATTACGTTATATTATATAGCATCTGTTTGGGGTTTTCTCTATTGATGACAATAACATAATCAAACATTTTTTTACAATCATAGAACCAACCATAAAAATCTGGTTTTTCAATGTCAACACCTGCACCATTTGAAAAACAAATCATTTTTTTATTATTTTTGTATAATCCATTATTTACTTTACTTCTTGTGTTTTTGATATTTTTAATGTCAATGGTTTGAAAATCTTTAACATTTATATTCATCGAATATCCTGCAAATTGACCAGTATAAAAATTGTTTCCAATTGAAACATATAATTTATTGAATTTATTTTTCATGTGATAACCAAAACTTTTTCTTTTATCAAATATTTTATGACAAATATGTCCATTATGCATAAAAATGAAATATTTTTTATCATCATCGTATAATTTATCAAATATTTGAAACATAGCTCTGTCTCTAAAATTTGATGCATCAATATTATTTTTTAAAAAATTATATTTGTTAATTTTATCAACTACAAATTTGTTTAATGTGATGTCGTCAACAGGAAATTCGCCATTAAACATAATATCTAAACCATGAAATTCCAAAATATTATTATGTGTTTTGTTATATTCTTTCATATATTCAATTAATTCAAACATGCTTTTGGTTTGATAAATCCAACTCAACACCTGAATTAAATTTTGTAGTTTATAATTTGTTTTATTTTGAATGTATTTATTAATTTGTTCACATGCTGAAAACTGATCTTCAATTATCAAAACTGTGAAATCACAATTTTTTATTAAATATTTGAATAAATCATTTCTATATTTTTCTATTTTAGTAGCTCCATGTGTTGCTTCACCTAAACCTATTATTTTAGCTTTTACAATATGATTATTATACTTCGTTGTCATTATATTTAATATTATTTATATATTTATCAAGTTTATATTCACATTTTTTTATTATTTTACCACATTTTAAGTAGTCATTTTTTAAAAGTATTAATTTTTTATCTATATATGAAACTCCACCTATCTGATTCATACATTTTAAACTTTTGACACATAATGAAAATGCTTTTTTAATTTTACTTAAATCACATTCATAAAAATCCTTTCTGTCTTTAATTCTATATTCTGATAACATTGATCTAACACATGCTTCTAATTTTACTGGACAATCAATTTCTTTTAAAATAACTATTTTCTTTTTGTAAACACTATGAGTGTTATGAACTGGATTTCTGAATTTCATATTATCTGATTTACCTAACCTATAATATATTTTATCGTTTTCTTCATATTCTAAAACATAAACTACACCACCATCAGGAAATAAATTTCTTTTTAATTCATTTTTCATTTTTTCATTTTGTTTTTTGGTTAATTTTATTTCTTGTAGTAACAAAGCCATTTTTTTTTCCATTTTATCTTTTAGTTTGTAATAACCATGAATCCTAATAGATGGTAATACATATTTTGTAACCCATTTTTTAAATTCTTTTGCATCTTTCATTTTTGACCCAAAAATTAATGAATACATACCAGACTCTGTTATAAAAACAGTTTGTGGATGTTGTTTAACACCATCAATATCAATTTTATAAAAATAACTTTTGTCGTCAATATCAACATGTTGTCTAATTGCATCTTTTGTATCTTTGTAGTTGAGTGCTTTTGCAATGTCTTTTGCATTAAACCAATAAATTTCATTGTTGTCCACTATTAGTTTTATATTGTGGTTTTTAAACTTGATATAGTCATCATTTAATGTTTTTAATATTTCATGCATATAATTAGTTCATATTTTTTTTTATTTTTAAAAGGGTGGTGAAAAACCACCCTTTTAAAAATTATTAATTTATTTTAAAATTTGATCTTCAATTATCAAAACTGTGAAATCACAATTTTTTATTAAATATTTGAATAAATCATTTCTATATTTTTCCATTTTAGTAGCTCCATGTGTTGCTTCACCTAAACCTATTATTTTAGCTTTTACAGTATGATTATTATACTTTGTTGTCATTATATATTCATCATGTATTTTTTTAAATGCATGAATACATTATAATTAGCATTAGTGATATATTTGTTGTTAAAATAGTATTAATCAATTTTTAGTATATTCATAATCTCTTTCATGATTTCATTATAAGACATAAATTTATATCCTTTTGATTTATATAATTCATCACAATGAAAACTAGTTTCTTTTCGTTCATTCAAATCAACAAATCTAAATAATTTGTTTTGAATTGATTTATTATCTTTTAACCAATTTTCATAAAACCACTTTTTCCTGTTATATAATTTCTCAATTTGACGATAAAACCATTGTTGTAAATTTGTTTCAATATCAATGTCAATATAAAATTTATATTTTGTATCAATATTATATCCATTCATTTTTGGATTTTCTATTGGACCTAAACATAAATCAGCATCAAGACCAACCAAAATTAATGGCTTATCATTATGTTCATCAATAAATTTATTCATGTAAATTTGATAATCTATTATTTCTGTTTGGTTTGTAAATTCACCATACAAATCATCAAAATCTTTGACATATATTTTATTTTCGTATTTTTTATTTAGTTCGCTTCCTAATGTTGTTTTACCAGACCCAGTAAATCCAGTAACATGAATTAATATTTTTTTCACACCTCCATTTTGAATATAGTTAATTTTATACATTATATAAATCAAAAATATTATTTTATTGATTTATGAATTAATAAAAGAAATTGCATGCGAGAATATAACGTATTTATGAAGAAGTATAAGAAAACAAAAAATGCAGTTTGGATTGAAAATGAAAATATGAGTGTCATTTATAGTATTAAAAAACATAAAGAACTAGTAAGAAATCAATTAATTGAAATGGATTACGAACAGGACGTAATAGATTTGTGGATAAGTTTTATCGAATAAAAATTGATTATTTTATG